AACGATCCGGTCCTGGCGCCGGACCTGCGCGGCCGGCGAGATCACAAGCAGATCCCCGTCTCGGTAGGCTGGCAGCAGCGTGTCACCCCGAACCTCGAGCGCATAGGCATGAGCATCGTCCAGGTTCGGAAAATCGATCTCGTCCCAACTGTCGCCCACCGGAAATCCAGCATCGTCGAACAGCCCCGAAGCACTCGCCTGGTCGAGCGGAATGGAGCGCAGGCGCTGAGATGCATGCCGTGCATCCTTTCCCGGCTCATCTGACATGATCGACACGAAGTCGGCAAACGAGGTCTGGGTCGCGGTCAGGATCTTGGCCAGACTTTCCGTGCTGGGCCACCGCGACTTGGATTGCTTGGTGACCCGCTTACTCGGGTTGAAGGTCGTCGGATCCAGACCCGCCCGCCGGGCAAGACCCGAAGGCGTCAGTCCATTCTGCCTGGCGAGCCGATCAATACCTCGCCACACCTCGTCATGCGTAAACATAGGAATCTGCTTCCGCTCTCGCCGGGCCCGATGCTCACGAAGCAACGTAGAAAGGGCCCCAAGCACTGTCAGTAGGAACATCAGCCTTGACAGGCTTGTCAAGTCAGATTTAGTATCAGGATTAAATACCCATATCGGTGTATGGGTCGCGTTGAGGCCCGAGGGTGGAACGAGACCTCCGGATTTTCGTCAGATGTGACTCAATGACACTACCGCCGGATCCTTCACAATCCGAGCGGCAGCAGCAAGGCCAGGTTTGGCGCCAAGCGATCGCCCGTGTGGAAGCCCCTTGCAGGCGAAAGGAATCTTGCATGATGCCTACCTCCGACCAGGACGGGGCTCCCACCATCGTGATGTTCGCGGACAATCGGACGCGTGCCGTCCTGCAACTGCTCCGGCCGGGCTTTCGGCATTGCTTCGCGGCGCTTCAGGTCGGCGGAGCATGGGTTGCCTGCGATCCGCTCAAGGATCGAATTCAGCTCGCGCTGGTCCCACGCCCGGGCGACTTCGACCTCGCCGCCTTCTATGCCAGTCAAGGACATCGCGTGCTGGTCGGTCGCGCGACCGGCGAGCGGCCGCGTGCTCCCGCGCTGCCGAGCTTCCTGACCTGCGTCGCCATCGTGAAGAGGCTGCTGGGGATCCGCGCGCCAAACGTCCTCACCCCATGGCAGCTCCATTGCCACCTGCTGCGTTGTGAGCCCGCGGGTGCATGGCGCCCCTTCGCTCCAGCAGATCGTGCCACCGCCGATTCCGCGCTTGACATCGAGTGTTAATAGGAATATAACCCTTTTCGCAAGCAGCAGAGCCACCTTCAGTCGGCCTGCGCAGCAATCCGACGCCGTTCCCCCGGTCGATCCGAGAGCAGACAGCGGAGAAGCGTTGATGGGTGATCTCTCGCTCGAGGCCGTCTGGTCGCGCTATCAGCGGGCCAAGAAGCGTCGGCGCTGCTGGGAGAACCTCTGGCGAGATTGCTACACCTATGCGCTGCCGCAGCGCGGTGCCGGGTTTGGACTCGAGTTCGCGCCCGGAACGAATCATTCGGAGCGGCTTTTCGACGGAACCGCCCCCGATGCCGTGGAGCAGCTTGCGGCGTCTCTGCTGGCTGAGCTCAGTCCTCCCTGGTCGCTCTGGTTCGGTTTGATCCCGGGTCGGGAAATAGGCGCACTGGAGCGTGGCGCGCTCGCCGAGACGCTCGATCTTGTCACCCAGACGCTGCAGTCCCATTTCGATCGTTCGAATTTCGCGGTCGAGATTCACCAGGCGTTCTTGGATCTGGTCACCATCGGCAGCGCCACCTTGTTGCTCGAGGAGGCGCCGGTCGGCTGCTTAAGCGCATTCCGACTCACCGCCGTTCCGATGGCCGAAATGGCGTTCGAGGCCGGGCCGAGCGGTCAGATCGCCGGCCATTTCCGCCGGTCGGCACTGCCGCTCGATCTGTTGCAGGTACGCTTCCCAAGGGCCGATCTGCCGACGTCGATCCTGGCCGAATGCCGCGATTCGACCGAGCAGAGCCTACCTGTGGTCGAAGCCGTGCTACCGGCGTCCGGCGGCCATGCCTATTACGCGATCCTCGACCGGGACGGCGCGCAACCCGTGCTGCTCGCGACCGGCAGGTTCGAGACCTCGCCCTTCATCAGCTTTCGATGGCTGAAGGGCGCCGGCGAGCTCTATGGCCGCTCGCCGGTCATGACCGTCCTTCCCGACATCAAGACGGTCAACAAGGTTGTCGAGCTGACGCTGAAGAACGCCTCGATCGCAGTTACCGGCATCTGGCAGGCCGACGACGATGGCGTTCTCAACCCTGCCAACATCCGGCTGGTGCCCGGCACGATCATCCCGAAGGCCGTCGGCTCTTCCGGCCTGACGCCATTGCAGGCACCTGGGCGGTTCGACGTCTCGACCCTGATGCTCGACGAGCTGCGAGGACGCATCCGCCACACTTTGCTGGTGGATCGTCTAGGTCCGATCGCCGGGCGACAGATGACTGCGACGGAAGTTCTCGAGCGCAGCGCCGAGATGACCAGGCTTCTGGGCGCGACCTATGGCCGGCTGCAGGCCGAGCTTCTCACGCCTCTGCTGATGCGGGCCATCGGCATCCTGCGGCGGCGTGGCGACATCCCCAACTTCGTGCTCGACGGCCGCACAGTCGACCTGCTCTACAAATCGCCGCTCGCCCGGCAGCAGGCCCGGCAGGACGTGCAGGAAACCCTGCTCTGGGTGGAGTCGGCGACCCGGCTCGGCGATGAGGCCGTCCAGGTGATCGACATCGTGGCCACCACGCGCTGGCTCGGCGATCGCCTGGGCGTTCCGGGTCACCTCATGCGCGACACCGATCCGACGCTGCTGGAGGCCGCGCAGTTGCTGGCTGAGGCCGTCGAACCGATCGGAGAAGACACGCCATGATCCGGCAGCCGGAAGACGCGGGCTGGAGCTGGTTCGACATGGCTGCGGCCTGGCACGAGCCCGATCAGGAAGAGCTCTGCCGCGCCTTTGCCCGGTGCTTTGCCGGCCCGGACGGCGAGCGCGTGACCGAGCACCTCAAGCGACTGATCCTCGACCGGCGACTACTCCCCAGCGCCAGCGATGCCGAGCTGCGACACGTGGAGGGCCAGCGGTTCGCGGTCGCGTACATCATGAGCATGGTCGCGCGCGGACGTGATTGAAACTTCATTCCTGGCAAGTGCAGGACGGTGATGAGCGAACAACAGCAGCAGACATCCGAGATGCTCGCAAGCGATCAAACCCATGAGTTCGATAGCCAAGAGCCGAGCTCGACCAAATCGTCGCGCCCGGCCGGCGTGCCGGAGAAGTTCTGGAGTCCCGAGGCAGGCTCGCTGCGGACCGAAGCCTTGCTCAAGTCGTACGTCGAGCTCGAGCGGAAGCTGGGCTCGATGATCGCGATGCCGCAGGACGAGCACGACGAAGAAGGGCAGAAGCGGCTGCGACGTCTGCTCGGGGTTCCCGAGACCCCGGACGACTACGGCATCGAAGGCAGGAGCGATCTCATCTCACCAGATCCGGGAATCAATGCCCGGCTTCACGAAGCAGGCTTCACGCCCAAGCAGGCGCAGCTGGTCTACGATCTCGCAGCTGAGCACGTCGTGCCGTTGATCGAGGAGGCGGTCGGCGACCTCCAGACGAGTCGGGACGTGGAGCGCCTGACGTCGCATTTCGGCGGCCAGGAGGCTTGGCAGACACTTGCTCGCCAGATCAAGACCTGGGGCTGCGCGAACCTGTCCGAGGATGCGTTCGAGACCCTGGCGTCCAGCTACGACGGGGTGCTTGCGATGCACCAGATGATGCAGGCGCGCGAGCCCGCCGTGCTCCGCGAAGGCGAGAGCTCGATGGCTCATGTGGATCACGCTGCGCTGTCCGCGATGATGCGGGATCCGCGCTACTGGCGGGACCGTGACCCGGCGTTCGTCGGCGAGGTGACCGAAGGCTTCAAGCGACTCTACGACGAGTAGTCCGGAGGCCGTAAACGGCCCGCAACCGCCTTCGCTCCGAAGGCCCGGGGTGACCGGGCGAGCCCGGAGCTATCACTTCGCCTCGAATGATCTCTTTGCCAACCCAGCTGCGCCGTCGCACCGGACGGTGCCCGGCTCAGGGAGACGACCATGGCCAGACTTCGCCGCAAAGGGCCCGCTTCGACCAAGCTCGTGCGCGACGACGACGGGACGCCGCTGCCCATCATGGCCTGGGGCCAGGTGCACAACCTCGCCCCAAGCGAGACGACCGCGGCGCGCAATGCCGCCGCGATCTCGCCGGCAGCGGGGGTCGTCAGCATCATCGCCATCGGCGGCCCGGCGCACTTCAAACAGGGCGATGCCAGCGTCGTGGCGACCACGAGCGATCCCTATCTGCCGGAGGGCGAGTGGCACGAGCTGCCGGTGTTCGAGGGCAGCGCGTTCGACTATGTGTCGATCGTCGCGGCCTCCGGCTCCGGAACGATTTCCGCGCAGATCTGCGAGCGCCGGTAGAGCCATGACCGCCCTTCGCCTCGGTGCGCGTCTCGGCCTGAGCCGAGGTCGGCGGCGCGGGTCGCCTGCGGCCCCGCCGTTCACGCCAAACCAGGTGGCCGACATGGCCTTCTGGTACGACGCCGCTCAGAGCCCGGTCGTTGAGACGAGCGGTGGCGTGGAGCAGTGGCAGGATCTGAGCGGCAACGGCAATCACGCTACGCAGTCGATTGGAGCGCAACGGCCGACGAAGACCGTCGACTCGCTCGGGCGACAGGTGCTGCGCTTCGACGGCACCGACGATGTGCTGCTCGTGACCAGCCCGCCATCGCTCGCCGAGGGCGTGACGGTATTTGCCGTGTTTCGCATGCGAAGCCGGGTGGCGTTCCGCGGCGTGCTGGCTGCTGCAGGGACCGGAGCCGA